TGTAAGCTTTTTTGAAAGGAGAGATATGGAGATGTTACAGATTGAATATGTAGATATAAAATCCATTAAACCATATCACAAAAACGCTAGGCATAATGACGGAGAGGCAACGGAGAAAGTTGCTGCATCCATAAAAGCTTTTGGTTTTCAGCAACCTATCTTAGTAGATGATAATAATGTCATTATTACAGGACACACTAGGCTCAAAGCAGCTCTTTCTTTAGGTATAGATACAATACCTATCGCTCACGCTGTAAACTTGACAGACGAGCAGATAAAGGCTTATAGACTAGCAGATAATCGAGTCGCTGAGTATTCAACATGGGACGCAGAGCTTTTGAATGTAGAACTAGCTGAGTTTGAAACGATAGATATGAGCCAATTCGGGTTTGAATTATCTGTAACAGGCTTAGATTTTGGTACAGATCAAGAACAAGAGGCATCTGACATTGAGGAAGAAGATGCAGAGGATTTTCACAGAGACACAACCATAAACCAGTACAATCTTTTTCATTATGACGAAAGTAGAGTAGAGGGGCTTTATAACATGCCTATACTTGAGGGAGTGGATCATATACCTAAAGATTTTCAAGGTTTTAATTATGTTTTGAATAAACCGAATTATAGCTCATGTGTGCATTTCTTTTTAGATGATTATCAATTTGAACGTATTTGGCAAAGACCAGACTTTTATATTGAAAAGCTGTTAGATTTTGATAGCGCCTTAACTCCAGACTTTAGTCTATACCTTGATATGCCTATGGCTATGCAAGTATGGAACATTTACAGATCAAGATTGATTGGTCAGATAATGCAAGATTACGGTATGACGGTTATTCCAACGGTATCGTGGTCAACTGAGGAAAGTTTTGCTTTTTGTTTTGATGGTTTGCCTCAAGGTGCAACGCTAGCAATCAGCACAATAGGCGTTAAGCAAAATAAAAAGCAGTTTGAGATATGGAAGAATGGAGTTACCGAGATGATAAAGCGATTGACTCCTAAAAGAATTGTAGTATATGGCGGAAAAGTGGAATACGATTATAAAGATATAGAGGTTGTCTATTTTGATAATGCAACCACGGAAAGGATGAAAAATAATGGGCGGTAGAGGAGCAAAGGTCGGAAGTAATAAGGTTGATAGAATTGCGGTAAAAATGGCAGATGGATCTATTCGTCAATTTCAACGAATAGGAAAAGATGGTATAGCAACATGGGATGATTACGAGCTTCCAAAACATCATGAAGGGGCATCATTTTCAAAAGCTTTGGAAAATGCTAGAAAAAACGGAACAATCGTCAAAGAGTTGAATAAAGCTCAGACTCGTAAAATCGACAAGAAAAATCAAAAAGATATCAATGACTGGAGAGCGGAAGTAGAAAGAAGAAAAAACTCATGGGCTTTGATAGGGACAGGAACGTTAAATAGGCATGGGAAACAAGTCAAACATAGAGCGCTGACAGGAAAAGAAGATTACCTAATTTCATTTAGTGAATGGAAACGACAAAATGGGAGGTAGATCATGGGCGGACGTGGAGCGAAATTAAACTTGTCTGGTGTGCCTAAAAATAAACGAAAAGCCATTGCTAGTTATCAAAAGCAAATCAATAAACATTATGATAAAATAAAGATAGCTAAGGAAACCGGCAGAGATACAGAATATATAAATCACTGGGAAGCAGAGATAAGAGCCTTTAAAGGGAATATAAATAAGATAATAGACAGGAGGAATAGAAAATGATTGACCTTTATAATAAATTGAATGAACGTATATATGAAAACTGCAAGATGTATTATGATAAATACTCTAAGCAGAACGAGCTGACTGATGAACAATCTGGAATTATGGGTGGATTGTATCAGTCATTAAACATCGTTGCAAATGAATATCTTGTTAATAATGAAAATGACAATGCAAAATATAGAGACTTGCTAGACAAGATCGAAAAGTTGTTAGGAATAGCGTAAAACATCCCCTTTTTTAACATATACAATGAAATCATAAGTATAAAATGCTTGTGATTTTTTTGTTTGAAAGGAGGGTGGAAATTGCCTAGAGATGGAACTAAAAATTTAACTCCTATGAACAAACGAAGTTTGGAGGAACAGAAAGAACTCCAAAGAAAAGGAGGTAAAGCATCTGGCATAGCGAGAAGAAAAAAAGCTGATCTAAAAAAAGCATTTGAAACCCTCTTATCTTTGGATGTGACGGATAGTAAAATCAAGAAACAACTTGAGGAGATGGGTATGGCTGGCAATAACGAGGCTTTGCTAGCCTTTGCGACTTTTCAGCAAGCTGTAAAAGGTAATCAGAAAGCGACTGAGAACATAATCAAGCTGACCAATACAAAAGATAAATACGATATACAAGAGCAGAAAGAGCGTATAAGAGCGCTCAAGCACGATAATAAAGAGCGTGAAAAGGCTGAAAAGGGTTCTGGTGAAACAATCCAGATTGTCGATGAGTGGCTGGATGAAGTAAAGGGGGCAACAGATGACCTTTAATGTTCAGAAGAATATCAACCCTCATTTTAAATCGGTCTGGGTATCTAATTTGCCTTACAATGTTTTGAAAGGTGGGCGTAACTCTTTTAAATCATCGGTTATTGTACTTAAACTAGCGTATATGATGATAAGGTATATCATCGCTGGAGAGGTGGCCAATATCGTTGTTATCCGTAAGGTCGCTAATACTATTAGAGACAGTGTTTTCAATAAGGTTTGGTGGGCATTGAATCTTTTTGGTATAGCTGAGCAGTTCACAAAAACAGTTAGTCCCTTTAAAATCGTACACAAAACGACCGGCTCAACATTTTACTTTTACGGACAAGATGACTTTCAAAAACTCAAATCAAACGACATTGGAAATATCATAGCGGTTTGGTATGAAGAAGCTGCTGAATTTAATGACCAAGAGGACTTTGACCAATCAAACGTGACGTTCATGAGGCAGAAACACCCACGCGCCAAGTTTGTACAATTCTTTTGGAGTTACAACCCGCCCCGCAATCCTTATAGTTGGATCAATGAATGGTTTGAGAGCGTTAAAATGAATAAGAACTATTTAGCTCACTCAAGCACCTATCTTGATGATGAACTCGGATTCGTTACTGAGCAGATGCTAGAAGATATAGAGCGTATCAAAGAGAATGACTATGATTATTACAGATACTTATATCTAGGTGAGGCAGTGGGACTAGGTAACAACGTGTATAACATGAGTATGTTTCATGCTATTGATGCTTTGCCTAGCGATGATAAGCTGATTGGCATATCATTTGCGCTAGATGGCGGACATCAACAATCGGCAACAGCTTGTTGTGCTTTTGGGATAACTGCTAAAGGTAAGGTTATCTTACTTGATACCTGGTATTATTCACCAGCTGGCCAAGTGGTCAAGAAAGCACCTAGTCAGCTATCTAAAGAGATATATGCTTATATGCGATCAGTTATTGAGAAGTACAGGGTACAAGCCTTGCAATACACAATAGATAGTGCCGAGGGAGCTTTGAGAAACCAGATGTTTCTTGACTTTGGTTTGAAATGGCATCCGGTTGCTAAACTTAGAAAAGTGACTATGATTGACAGTTTCCAATCTTTGCTTGCTCAAGGTCGCTTTTACTATCTCAATACAGAGAATAACAAGATATTTATTGAAGAACACAAGATGTACCGCTGGGATGAAAAAACTATCAAATCTGACAATCCTAGCGTTATCAAAGAAGATGACCATACATGCGACACAACGCAGTATTTTGTGTTAGACAATGCAAAATTGCTCGGTTTGCGTGTTGGTAACGTTTAGAGGAGGGCAGTCATGAGCCTATTTCAAAAAGTAAAAGACTTTTTTAGTCGAGGGAGGTATTACATGCAGACATCAAACCTTAATAGTATTTTGGAACATCCAAAAATTGCAGTGACTCAAGAGGAGTATGACCGGATTAAGAGAAATCTAGTCTACTATCAATCAAAATGGGATGATGTTCAGTACAAGAATACGGATGGAGATATTAAATCCCGTCCAATGAATCACTTGCCAATTGCAAGAACAGCATCGAAGAAGATTGCTAGCTTGGTTTACAATGAACAAGCAACTATCACAACAAAAAACGAAATTTTACAGAAATTTTTGGACGACATGCTAACTAACGACCGATTCAATAAG